TAAAATGGTATCAGGAACGCACTTTATAAGGAATACTTATAATGCGAATAAATCACAAATAGAATCATTAATTAAGCGCGGCATTGAAACAGGCGCAAATGATCTAGCAAGGAGATTAAACATTGGCTAACGTAACGATAGATATTAATGCTAGAGTCGATAATTTACAGCGTCAGCTTGCTAATGTCACACAGGATTTAAATAGATTTAGTCAAAACGCAAGCGGCATAGGAGGCATATTACAGGGCGCTTTCTCCGAGCTTGCCAGCGCTGCAACTTTAGCCGGATTTGGCGCCTTAATTAAAGGCGCTATTGATACCGGCGATAGGCTGAAGGACTTAAGCAAAACAACAGGCTTGGCGGTTGAGCAATTAGCCGGATTAAAATTTGCCGCTGGGCAGTCTGGATCAGACTTAGAAGCCACAGCAAACGCAATCAATAAACTAAGTCAAAACATTGGCAAGAATGGCGATAAGTTCAAGCAGCTTGGTATTGATGCAAAAGATCCGCTTGAGGCATTTAAGCAGCTTGCAGATATATTTGTCAGCATTGAGGAGCCGCAACAAAAAGCGGCATTAGCAGCCGCAGCGCTTGGTAAGTCATGGCAAGAAGTCGCGCCACTATTAGCCGAAGGCGGAAAAGCCTTGGGCGAAATGGTTAAGCAAGGAACAGAGGCAAGCGGCGTTACAGAGGACTTTGCTAATAAATCAGATCAGTTAAATGATACTATCGGCTTATTGACGACAAAATTTCAAGGCTTAGGCGTTACTTTAGCTGGGCCTATTCTTGATGCAATGTTGGCGTTAAGTACTTATATCCAGAATGTCAACTCATCAGCCAGCGAAGGTAGTCGCGCTTTTGATTTATTCAAATTTGGCATTGATGGCGCGGCAAAAGTTACAGCAGCGGCTATTGATATTTTTCATAGAGCTAGTTTAGGTATCGGCGCGTTATTAGATAAGGCAGCAGCTCTAGCCAGTCTTGATTTTAATCAGTTCCTAAAAGTAGATCAACGATTTAGCCAGGACATACAGAAAGCATCTAGCGACTACGCCAAGCTGGTTGATCAAATTGATAATGGCGTTAAAAAGACAGGTACGCAAGGGATAAGCAATAAAGACGCGCTTGATCAGGCAGCTAAAGCGGTTGAAAATCAAAAAAGAGTATCGGCATTTTTAGGAACAACAAAAGTAAGCTCTCCAAGATCCGTAAGAATCCCACGCACCAGGTCAGCATCAACCAGCAGAAAGACAACGATAGACGAAGGCGCTAGAGTTATAGAACAGCTAAAAAGAGAGATTGCCTTATTAGGTGATGGCTCCAGGATAGCGGCGGCTAAGTATGATACTCAAAACGGTGCATTGTCAAAGATAAGCGAAAAACAAAAAGCGCAAATAGTATTTTTAAATCAAGAGATTGAAGCAAACAAAAGACAGCAGGCGCAATGGGATCAACTTGTATCAGACGCAAACGAGTATTATGACATTGGCAAAAAGATAGATGATTTGTCAATAGATCCTGATATTAACTTAGACTCATTTAATAATGCTATTCAGGAATTACGCTCAAAGCTTGATGAAGGCATTATTAACGAATCTCAATTTAACACGCAGGCGACAAAGTTAAGTAAAGGATTCAATGAGAATTTTGTATCTAAAGCAGTAACCGATTTAGACCAATTAAGCGCTTTTGGTCAACGGGCAGCGCAAAACATACAGGATAGCTTCGCTGATTTCTTATTTGACCCGTTTAAAAATGGCATTGATGGCATGCTGGTAGGTTTCCTTAACTTTATCAGAAAGGCTGCAGCAGAGGCGGCAAGTTCTCAAATATTCGACGCTTTGAATGGCGCTGTAAAAGACGCTGGCGGGTATGGTAAGCTATTAGGCAAGGCTGGTAGCTTTGTTGCTAATTTGTTCCATGATGGCGGTGAGGTTGGCAGTTCAGGCGGTACAGCCAGGGCGGTCAATCCTGGTGTATTCCTAGGGGCTAAAAAGTACCATGATGGCGGTTTTGCTGGTCTTAATCCTGATGAAATACCGGCAATCCTTCAACGGGGCGAAATTGTGTTAAGCAAGCGCCAAGTGAGCGCAGCTAAAAATTATGGTGGTGGCGGTCAGCCTATGGTTGTTAATAATCATTTCAGCGTAACGGGAGAGCAAACCAGGCAATCACAGTTACAAATAGCAGCGGCGGCGGGTCAAGGTATACAACGTGCATTATTGAGGACGAGTTAAAATGTGGCTACACGTTAAAGAAGGCTTAAAGACATCGATTGAAAAGCCGAAACAAACCGGCATTGTTTTACATGGCTATAACATAAAACGTATAATATTGCAGCGATTACTTGTTATAATAAGGGCTAGAATCTTATCTATGCAGCAGTCTGAACTTAATATCATTAGGGCGCTAAATGAACTTCAGTGAAAACAGGCTCAATATACAATGGGGCGTCGGTGCTTCTGGTGGAAGTGAATTTAACACTTATGAAGTCGTTAGTGCTTCAGGCTTTGTCTATTCTAACGCTAATTGGATAGATGATTTATACAGCGTTGACATTGGGAATAGAGTCATATTAAGAACTGAAAAGGATTATATCTCATCTTTTTTTAAAAATAGAAAAGGCAAAAACCAGGGCTTCAGGTTTAAGAACTGGACTGATTACAAAGGAACTAACGAATTATTGGCAGCGCCTAACGGCACAAATAAGATATTCCAGTTGTATAAAAACTATTCAGACGGAACGGACACTTATACAAAGCGCATTATCAAGCCAGTCTCAGGGACGCTAACAGTTACGGACAACGGCGGCGCGGCTGGCGCGTATACTGCTGATTATACGACCGGTATTATAACTTTCACTACAGCACCATTATCAGGACATGTCTTGAGAGCAAGCTTTGAATTTGATTTGCCGGTAAAGTTTGCAACAGATAAGTTTGAATTAACCTACTTGCAAGAAACGCAGCAAGGTGGGCAGTATCAAATGGGATCTTTGCCTATTCGTGAGGTTCCACTTTGAAAACAGTTAATACATGGCTTCAGACAAGGCTTGAAGAACCGGCGGGAACTTTTGCTCATTGTATGTTAATTACGCGCAAGGATGGCGTTAAGCTTGGCTTTACAGATCATCAATACTCTTTTGTTATTAATAGCGTAACATACACGCCACAGCAAGCTACAGACCCTAGTTCATTGCAAAGTGATTCACGGGCAAGCGTTGATAACATGGAAATAGTCGGAGTTTTAAGTGATGCCGGACTAGCTAAGAATGATATATTAATCGGCAAGTTTGATAATGCGAAGCTTGATATATTCATTGTCGATTATACCAATTTACCAACGACAGCAACGCCAGGCGATACAATCTGGCTTAAGACGATGATCTTAGGCAATACCAAGATTGAGGATGATATTTTCAGGATTGAATGCCGATCATTAGCTGATTACTTAAATAAACAGATCGTTGAATTAACAAGCCCGACATGCCGAGCGCAATTTGGCGATTCACGATGCCAAAAGAACTTAACCGGACTGCAAACAGTAACGACAGTATCAGGCTTTGCCGACTTGAGAAATTTAACCGTTACGGCTACTGGCTTTTCTCCTAATTATTTTCAATACGGTAAAATCGAATGGTTAAGCGGTGCGCTTAATGGCTATATTGCCGATATATCAACTAGCACTGGTAGTGCTTTAACGTTGTATGGAAAAGTCCCACTAGCCATAGGCATTGGTGATTCAGTAAGAGTGACGGCGGGCTGTAATAAATTATTTGACACTTGCGTTGGCTTTGCTAATGCGATTAATTTTCAAGGTGAGCCACACGTACCAGGGATTGACAAATGGAAGTCAGGATTTCAGCAAGTCAAATAGTCGATACAGCAAAAAGTTATTTAGACACACCATTTCGGCATCGCGGAAGAAATAGAGCCGGTATTGATTGCGCTGGGCTTATTATCTGCGTGTTTAATGACCTTGGGATTATGCCTGAAGGCTATTTAGAACAGCTTTATTCTAATGTCCCTAAGCCTGGCCTAGTTGAAGATACACTGTATAGATTTTTTAAAACAACAGATAATCCAAAAGCCTCTGATATTATGGTGTTTAATTTTTTGAATAATCCTTGCCATGTCGGTTTTTATACGGGTGATACTGTGATCCATGCCTATCAAGAGCGCGGCAAAGTTATTGAAGATGAATTTAAGGGAAAATGGGAAAAGCGATTGAATAACTGTTACCGGGTAATCGAATGAGCGGCGCTGAAATTGCGGTCATTGCCGTCGCTGTATTAGATGCCGTTATTGCTGCATTGCCTGGCATTGTTATTTCAATTGTTTTGCAAGTTGTTGTTTCCTTGCTTACAGGAACGCCCTCTTCTAATTCATCGACGACTATTAACGGGCAGAGGATGTCTGATACTGGCGTACCTTCTTCTAGTTATTCAATCCCGATTCCTAAAGTTTTTGGTACAGAGGTTAGAGTACCTGGGATGCTTGTCTGGGCTAACCAGCTTAGAGAATTAGCACAAACTCAAGTAGCCCAACAGGTCGTTGGTGGCGGAAAGGCTGGCAAGTCTACCACCACAACAACAACAAACAATTATTATTATTTTGCTGATTTTGCCGTTATGTTTTGTGATGGCCCTATAACCTCATTCTCAAAAATAAGGGTAAATGGTAAGGAGTTATCATCAGATTTTATTACAAAGTATTGCACCTTATACCTTGGCACAACAACTCAAACTGCCGACGTATTATTGTCTGATTCCCTGGGCGCGGCTTATGCTCCAGCGTATAGAGGAAGGGCTTATATTGTGTTTAAGAATGTCCCTTTAGCAGATTTTCAAAATCACATTCCAGAAGTATCGGCTTATGTGACGACATCAAATACAACTATCTCATTAATGATCAATAAATTAATGTCATATATCCCCTATGTTCCTTTCTCAGTAGATTCCGCATTGACTTCAATTACTGTTAGAGGCGCGGCTATCAATGAGCTATCACCAGTTAAGGCGGGTCTACAAATCTTAAGTATGGCGTATGGCATGATCATCGTTGAATCAGACGGTATTTTAAAAATGATTAAAGGGCGGTCGGGTTAATGTCTAGCGGCTATGGGTTAGAAATTGCGTTAGGATTTACGAAAGCAATAGGAGGCTTTCTAGTTTCCAAGTATGCAGAGAAACTATTTGCGCCTGATGATGTGTCCGTAGACTACAAGAAGGATGTTAAAGGATTATCGGCAAATGCAGAAATAGATAGGCCGCAGTCAAACTATGGTACACCGATTCCTATTCCATATGGTATATGCAGAGTCGATACTAATCTAATCTGGGCCTCTCAATTTAGGCGTAAAAGCATCATTCAATCTGTCATATTGACTCAGGATATTAACCGAGAAGTTATCAACTTAGATCAGGCGCAAATACAAGACGGTAACCAAATAAAATATGACGTTGTGGTTGAGCGTGATTTTTGCGATTTTGCCGTATTGGTTTCAGCCGGTGAGATAGGCGGTATTAAACGTATTTATTTTAACCATGTTTTAGTATTAGATTCTGACCGATGGGGAGACTCAAGGCCATTATTCAACGGTCAACAACTAGGCATTGAATTTTATCTAGGCAGCAAAGATCAAGCACAAAGCCAGGTTATCATTGACGCTGAAGGCATAAACAACACACCAGCCTATCGTGGACGGGCTTATATCATTTTTAAAGACGTTGATATTACCTTACTTGGCGGCGCCATCCCTGTTGTACAGGTTGAAGTCGTTGGCGTTTCTAGCGGTTATCAAGTCAATCATTTTACAGATTACTTACCGAAAGAAACGGTTTTTAATGGGGAAACAGTTGAGGATGTTCCAGGCGGTAATGCTAGCGGCTTTACCAATGGCGGCGCAACACAGAAAAAGACATTTACAACAGTTGTCGATTCAATTAAAGATAACGGCATAGTTAGCCCACTCCCCTTTGCATCGATTAGCATTCCACAGCCGGCTTTTGTTTATGCAGAAGATATGCTGTTACGTGTTGGCATGCCCAGGGATTTGTTTGATGTCTCGCAGCTTGCTAAAAAGGTACGTGGGATATTAGTCAAAGACTCAGCCAGGGTAAGGGAATATATTGAGGCGTTAGTCAAACACTGCAATGGGGTTGTATCTGAAGTCGATGGTCGCTTAACTTTTCCAGTCAATCCGAGATTACCTTATTTAAAGCAGTATGATACAAATTGTTTGATTAGCGACATTGGCTTAACG